TCCCTTGAACTGAGGAATCTTGAGTCCAATCGGTGCGGAACGAGAAGAAGCCCAATATGCTAGTTGGTTGCTGACACGAATGGTTCGTGGACCTGTTGACACAGGAATCTTGACATTGAGAGTTGGTCCTATGTTTTTAGGTGCTGTTCTCGCGAGAAAATCAGCGAACTTGTCAACTCTCTTTGCCATTTACTCTTCCTTTGGGGTAAACTTTCTACCGATATTGTATTTTGGAACCAGTTCCCAATCTTTCTTTTCAGCATAAGGCAGAATCTTCATGTATGAAAGAGGAACCGTTGGTTCTTCTGTCAATTCTGGAGTTAGGATTTTTATCAATCCCCACTCTTCAAGAAGATTTGATATGGTGTTTCTTCTAGCCAAATCCTGTTCAGATAGTTTATCAGCTAATCCGTCCAAGGCAAATAATTCTTTGAAATGAACGATGTAATACTTGCCTCTCTTGTGAAGGATGTGACAACTCTGATAGAGTTTATTTTCTTTCTTTGATGAGATTCCAATACGAGTCAATGTTTCTTTTACTTTGAGGAAGTTCTCGGAATCCGTGAGTTCTACTTCCACGAAACTTTTAATAAGTTCATCCACATTCATGGTATACTCCTGTTGTGACATAACATGACAAAAAATCATGCTTTACAACATTTATTTATAATAAATGCGGATTTAGGTGTTTTCTAGAACTTCTGGATATTCCTTCATCATCTGCCGAATTTTTGTATCAGGAAGAACCTTGGAGATTTCCTCCGCTTTGGTTTTGCTACACTCATAGAACTTGGAGAGAAAAAGAATATCTTCGCTATCTTCAACCTTCTTCATCCACTTGGAAAATCTCTTTCCCTTCTTGATGGAGTGAAAAAGATAATCATACTGCAACCTCTTGTCTAGAAAGTGATTGCAATTCATTTCGTTTGCATAGAGGATGGAATCAGGAAAGAAAGACAAACTACGATTTGCAAGAAATGGTTCGTAGTGTTTCTCGTCTTCTGGATTGTCTTCTATCAGATTCGTGTTCTTAAAGTTGATTGACTTCACAAAATCAAATGGGTTCATTACAAAGTTTCCGAATTTATCTGAGAGTTGGCACTCTTCACTGAAATTATAAAGCGAACTGGTATGTATATCCACTCTTTTTCGTCCGCATCAAAAAAGGAACGAAGAAGGAAGGAATCAAATTGACTGTTGCCTGTGTATCGGTCAATGAGTGGTGCAGAAACATAATCTTCAGTAACGCGAACAGGCTCGAAGCAAATATTTGCATTCTTGGTGTGTCCATCCACATCTTCATAATCAACACTCAATGTCTCTGGACGAATTTTCCTAAGTATATCCTCCAACCAAGTGCAAAACATATTGTCTGAAGCTCCAAGCATGTCTTGAAGAGGATTGAAAGGATTGTTTCCTTCGGGGTCGGAGAGAACTTGTTTCATCGTGGAAGCAAAGTAATCCGCTCTTTCCAAAAGAAACATCTCTCTCACTTCATCACATCTCTGCATGTATTCGTCATACTTATACTTCTTCTTCAAGTCCTCAAGAATGTTGAGAACCTTCATCATCTCTTCGTCGGACAAGGAATTTTTTGCCTTGAGGATTGAAATGACTGGATTCACCAATCCCTTGTTCTCATTCATGGAATTCCAAAAGTCAATCTTTCTTCTTGCCAGTCTTCTCTTGAAAGATTTGGCAAATTCACCCATTGAATACTCTTCATGGAGAGCATCTATTTTCTTGGTGAGATCGTTGATACTTTTGACGCTTTTTTCTAACATGTCATAATATATTTAGGATTATTTGAATTCACATTCAGCCATAATTTCAATACAACATGCCATCAAATTGATCTCCGAATCCGCACAAAAAGCAGAGCGATACTGATAATTTGCGATGCAAAGAATCGCAGCTGGAATACTTGATGGGGTCAACACTCCATAGAGATGTTCATACAATCTGCGAAAAATGACTGAAGTATCCTTGTCCGAATTTTCAGCAATCCACTTTCGCACCACACCAAAATTCTTCTTCTTCATTCCATCCACCAATGGTTTGATGTTCTCATCGCCAAAGGAGTTTGCTAGAATTCCTTCGTCGATAACACCAGACACGGAATACTTCTGACACTCATTGATGACTCTTCGGAAATCGGGGAAGAACTTCTTGACAAGTTCCGCGAGAACCTTTGAGGATGTCTTGATACTTTCCTTCTTGAGAATGAACTTCATTCTTTCAAAGAAGAGTTTAGCAATCTCCACCTTTTCACTCTTCGGAATGGAGAAGTCATAGACACCACAACGAGAGTGAATTGGTTTGATGATTTTGTTCAGATGATTGCAAGTGAAGATGAATCTACAATTACTTGAAAACTCTTCAATTGCACCACGAAGTGCCGGTTGAAGACTCGCAGGATTCATGTAATCAGCTTCGTCCAGTATCACAACTTTTGGTTTGTCGTTCAACGAGACGGTGCTTGCATAGTTGCGAATCTTCGTTCGCAGTGTATCAATACCACTGTCTTCAGATGCATTGACAAAGAGATAATCCAAACCGATTTGGTCACAGATGGCTCTTGCGACTGTGGTCTTGCCGCAACCTGCACCACCATGAAAAATCATGTTTTGAATATCTCCCTTTGCCAAACTTTCCTCCAGCTGTTTCTTCAAGTTGGAGGAAAGAATACAATCATTCAGATTTTTCGGACGATACTTTTCAACCCATAACGAATCTCTCATTCATTCACCTTCCTACATTTTCTACAAGGGATTGCAGAACATCAACCTTTTCAACAGAGTTGATTCTGAACGACTTCCAGTGTAACTCATCCAAGTCCCACACTGCAAGCACATTATCACTGACATAGTGCCTCTTTGTGTTGTTGGACTTCTCTTTTCGTTCACTCCCACCTGGAACATAATCTGGGTGGAGAGTGCAACGAAGAACCCTTAAACTCCCATCAACTTTCATGAAGCGAACATTGCAAATTCCTTCACGAAGAGATTTTAGAATTTCCTTCTTACTAATCATCATTCACCATCCTTAATGTAACTATCTGAAACCAGAGTGATCCAATACTTGATGTCTCTTGTTGCTCCACTGAACTCACTCACGTTCTTCTTGGAAACTCTGACTGTGTAATCATCGGGAAGCAACTTGATGTTTTCAGTCTTGAAAACAAGGAAGAATTCCTTTCCTGTTTCATTCGGCCCCAGAGTGATGGAGTAATCGTTACTTGAACTCGCGTTGGAGGAATCAAAGACACGAAGAACGATTTCTCCATCCTCTGATTGGACTGAAATGTTTGGAAGTTGAAGTGTGGATGCAGCCTTCATGAGATCGTTGTAGTGTTCGGCCTTGAAGTCAAACTCCACACCGACGTTTGGCATCTTCACATCCTTGTCTGCCTTGACAAGAAGAGACGGATCGGAATAGCGATAAGTGATTTTTGCTTTCTTGGAGCGAGATGAAATCACAACCATCTTCTCTTGAAAATCAAAATCTGGATCCTTGAAGAGAGAAACCGTTGACAGGAATTGACTCAAATCATAGATTCCAAATTCAACTGGAAAGTCTTCTTCCACGACTGCTTCTGCCATCACGTTCATGGTCGGAGCGAGGGAACGAATCGTGTTTCCAGGCTTCACATAAAGATTTGAGCAGATGGACGAATAGTTTTTCAGGATGTTTAGAGTTTCAGACGAAATTTGCATTATGTTCCTCCATAGTAAAAAGAAAGCCACTCCGGGGACTCGAACCCCGAACTTACGGTTTACAAAACCGTTACTCTACCGATTGAGTTAGAGTGGCGGGATTCATGTCAGAAGTATACACTGGTTTGAGAGAAAATCAAGTGAAAACCTTTCACAAAAAAGAAAAGGGAGCAAGTTTCCCCACTCCCTTTCTTGTTTCCCATTTTTCCGAGAGGCGGAAACGGTTCTCCTCTTGCCTGAAGTTTGTCAGGCTGCAACTGCGTATGATTTGGCAGTCTTTTTTGCAACGCTTTTACCGAGCATCGTTGCCAACCTCGGATATCTCCGACATACCCGCTTCCCCAATCGAAACTGTTTCAGGCCCGTGATTTTTTCGAATGGACCTGACGGTTTCGCAACCGTGTCTTGTAGAATTAAGGTAAGCCATCAACGACATCATTTACTTGATTGGAATCTTCTTACTCTTCTTGCTCTCTGGAACTTCCATTCGCAAGTTGATAGTGAGAATTCCATTTTCCATTTCTGCACCATCCACCACGACATGCTCTGCGAGAGTCCATGTGCGGGAGAAGGAGCGTTCAGCGATTCCGCGATGAAGATACTTCACTCCATCGGGATCCTTCTTTTCCTTTTCCACACTTTGGACAATGAGGAATTCGTTGTCATTCTGAATTTCAATATCGTCCTTACTGAATCCAGCAAGAGCAATCTGAATAGAATACTTGTCTTCCCCGTTCTCTAGAATGTTGTATGGTGGATACTTTCCAGCAGCGGAAGTCGAGAACTCAATCGCGTCCCTCCACTTGTCCAAGATTCGGTCAAACCCAATCGTGGATGACTTTGGTGGAAAATCCCAAAGCCCATTTTTCGTGTTCAACTTGAAAATTTCTTCAGTCATATTTTGCCTCCTTTTAAAGCAAGACTCTTTTTTGGATCCCCGAAGGCGATCCGTTCATGTGTTATTTATACCAGAAAATTGTTGGGTGTCAATATTATTGACCAACTTTTGCGAAGAAAGTGGATCCTCCTCCTTTATTTCCACTTGGGCCTTTTGGATCCAACGACAAGGATACTAAAAATATTTGTTGCAAAGCTTCAATATTTTTCTTATTTTTTACTGACATTTTCTCAACAAACTTCAAACAATAGTATTTTGTCAAAAACCACTGAGCAACTTTATACCTATCTCTGTGATCTATTTTCTTTTTCTCTAACTTGTTACCCAATCCACCATTTTCTGTTGACAATTCTTTGAGATAAAAAATTATTTTATCAGATGCACTTTTAGATGTTGGTGGGATAGTCCCTTTAAAAGAAACTGAATTTTTTCTTTCTGCTAAACCTTGAAGTTTTCTAAATTCATTTATAAAATTTGACTCTTCTTTGGTTATACTTTCGACAATAAAATCTTCTCCATCCCATTCAAACTTACTAGCAATATTTGTAACTATTTTTTTATCGTTTTCAGTAGGCAAATCAACACTGGAAATTTTAGCTAAACTCCCCCCACCCAAACCTCCTGCTTGAGCCGCAGAAGGTTCAAATTTTGCTATCCCCTGAATACCAAACTTCCAATCTGTATTTCTCGTTTTTGGATTTATTTTATTGGAACTACTAGATCCCTTATCTCGTATTTGCATCTTTAAAGATTTAAAACCAGCAGATTCTGCACTTCTCTTACTAGCTATTAGATAAACATCCATAGAACTATAAAAATTACTATTTTCAAGACCAAAAGACAAATATTTATCATCAAAAGTAATTTTTACTGTATCTCCTCTTAATTGCTTTTTATCAGTTCCCATTATTGGTGGACCAGAATTAAATATTTTAACAGGAGCTATATCAAAATTTACACTGGAATATTTTTTAAGAGAAACAGGTAAAATCAGACCTTTATCCACAAAAGCTCTAAATATGTAGTTCAATGAATCGAATGTTAGATCCACTTCCCTATTCATAATTTTATTTTTTTTACCATAAGGAGAATTTGTTTTTGAAGCTTTTTCAATTTTTTTAAGATGTTCCAACAAATTTTTTACTTCTGTTTCTCCTTTTTCTTTACCAATATAAATGTCAGCTGGACACCATCTGTTTATATTTGTCCCAAAATATCTATCATTCGCTTTGTTTACTATAGTGAAAATACTTTGGATATCATCCATTAAAACATTCTTGGATCCTTCTTGACGATAATAGATAAAATCAGAAGTAGAAAAATTCCACTTTGGCAATTTTGTTCTTATCTTTAAACTCAAACCATTTGCTACGTTTATGGAAGACATGAACCAATCTTGATTAGTTTCTAAAAATTTCTCTATCTGAGGTAAGGATATTTTTGTTACTTTCAACATATTTAATTTTATGGTATTTTTTGAATTTTTCCAAGTATTTTTACCTACAGCCTTTTCAATATTTTTAACAAAAAGTTTATATGAAATATTTTTTCCTTCACCAAGAACTCCATTTTTTCCTTTGGTAAA